GGTCAAGGTTCAGGCGACGCATTCGAGTTCTACGAATCAATCCGTGGCTTGATGAGCGTTGAAGTACCTGCAACCCTTGGTCGCACAATGTCATTCCACGGATACGTCAGCACCTTTGCTGCAATCGGTGGCATGATTCGCAAGATCACCCAGGCTTAGTAGAAAGGCGGCTTAACCGCCATGGCTACTTACACAGTTACTAACAAGTACCTGATTGACAACTTCGCCGTACTGCAACTCCTGACCCCCAGCGAGATTGCAGTCGGCAGTTCAATCACGGTCGCTGGAGTTGACGCAACATTCAACGGCACTTACACCGTCCGCGCATTGCCACAGTATTTGTACATTGGCATTGATACCGAAGGCGATCTGCTCTACGACTATCAGGTGCCAATTGCCGACCAGGTGCTCTACGCCAAAACCGCAAGCGATGTCGAGCGTGTCGCCGCGTCTGGCACCGTTTCGTATGACCCTGTTTGCACATGGGTGACGGCCGCGCAAGTCATGTCTTACCTTGGCATCACGATTACGAACCCGTCAGACGATTACACGTTGCTCACGCAATCGGTGTCGGCTGGAAACCAGTTCTGCTATCGCAGGCGTCAAGAGTCGGGCTATATCGACTCTCTAACGACCTCTCCAGGCGGTGACGTCACATTGGGCACCCTAATGTATTGCGCCGCTCTATGGCGCTCTAGGGGCTCAATAGAGGCAACCTACGCCACGTTTGACGGCATGGGTTCAGCACCACAGCAAAGCCTGACCCCGATCGTCAAGCAGCTGCTTGGCATCCCTCGTCCAGCGGTTGCCTGATGTCGTACACCGACTTGTTCAACGAAGCAATTGATGATGTCACCGCAACGCTGACCGCAGTCACTTCTTTGCGCGTTGTAAACGACCCAACAAAACTTGTGCCTAATTGCGTGTACTTGGATGCACCGAGTTTCACGACGTTTGCTGGCAACGGCAACATTGTGCGCCTCGAGTTCCCGATCAAGGTCATTGGTTCTGGGCCTGCAGGTCTGCCGGTACTTCGCTCAATCTTAAGCATTGCTGCAACCGTGCTTGGCTCATCAATCATTGTTATGGGTGGCCGTCCGTCAAGCCTTGAGATTGGTGGCGCGTTGTACCCGTGCTACGACCTCGAATGCGCTATCCAAGCTCAGACCGCATAATCCACAACTACCTAATACAAATCATCTACTATCAGATCAGAACTTAAGGAGCAAACATGCCAGCATCAACTTACCTCTCGAATCCAACCGTTAAAGTCGGCGCCGCAATAAGATACCAGTTTTGGCCAGACATCCCGCACCATGACGGCGGGGTTGTTTTCAAACAGCTTGACCTTAACGGTCTTCGCATCATATGCAGCAAGCCAAACTTATGCGACATTGTCGCCATTGTTGGGCACTAAGTGCACCGTCAAAGTAAACCCAACTAGCGCTGCAGACGGAGCAACAAACCCTGGCTTTATTTTGACTGACACGTACCTTGCATCAATTCCTGTTATCAATGCGTCTTTGGGCGAGTTGTCGCAATGGGATATCGAGTTTCAGGGTGGCGTGTACAGCGTAGATACAACCGCATAATCAACGGCTCCAAGCCGACATAGGAGACACATGAAGATCAAGTTGCAGTTAAAGCGCACCCCTGACAGCGCCCCAGAGTATTACTACACCAACTTGTTTGTGGTCACGGAATGGGAACGGCTTGAACGTCGCAACATTCAACAGCTCTCCGCAAACCCGTTGTACTCGGATTACGCCTGCTGGATGCACACAATTCTTAAGATCAAAGGCGAGCAAGTTGGTGACAACTGGCGCGAATGGTTAAGCAAAAACCCTGACATCGACATTCTGCCGGTACTGGACGAGACAGACCCAAACCCTACGGACGCGGCACCTACCGCCGCCAACTAGCAGAAGTACTGGTCGCGGTCGGTTGGTGGCCTAGCGACATTGCGTTTGACTCACGAGACTTAGCAACCGTCATTAAAGTGCTTAACGAGGCAAACAAAAAAAGAAGGTAGTCATGCCAGCAAGAGGTTATGTAGAACAAGGGCGCGGCATTGAAACGACGGTACAAGTAGTCGGAATTAAAGACGCCCTAAAAACCCTAAACAAAATTGACAAATCTTTGCGTCGAGAAATTACACGCGATTACAAAATGATTGTGCAAAACGTCGTTGACGATGCGTATCAAGCAATCCCGTTAAAGGAACCATTAAGTGGTTGGTCGCGCAAGTGGGCGCCTAAGCAATACGAGATTTTCCCTTGGAGCAATAACAACCAGGTCAAAGCAATGATTAACACTAAAAAGGTCAAAGAATACGCAGGGCAAAATGTGAACCTTGCAACCTTTGTGGTTAAGTGGCTAAATCCTGACGCTGGATTGTTTGATTTTTTGACCGACAGCATAATGGGGTCACGTCTTAACGCCAAGTTTGGACAACCGTCCCGAGTAATGTGGAAAGCATGGGAGCGCAACAAGGACGACGTCAATCAACGCATGACCGACCTAGTGAAGCGCGTCATGGACAAGACTTCTAAGGAGCTGATGTAATGGCTGTAGTACTCCCCATCATCTCCGAGTTTGACGGCAAGGGCATAAAGAAAGCAATCAAGCAGTTTCAGCAACTTGAAACAACAAGCGAAAAAGCCCAATTTGCAATCAAAAAGGCTGCAGTACCGGCAGCTGCCGCGCTGACTGGTTTAGCCGTTGCCATAGGTGATGCCACTCAGGCCGCCATGGAAGACCAGCAAGAGCAGGCCGCTTTAGCGCTTACTTTGCAAAATGTGACTGGCGCAGGCGCCGCACAAACCGCTCAAATTGAAGAACAGATCAGCGCAATGTCTCGAGCGTCTGGCATTGCTGATACCGAATATCGCAAGTCACTTGAAGCACTTGTGCGGGGTACCAAAGACGTTGACATGGCCATGAAAGACATGAACCTTGTCATGGACATCAGCACAGCCCTACAAGCGGACAGCACTACCGTCGCTGACGCATTGGCAAAAGCGTACCAAGGCAACTTTAAGGCGCTCCGATCATTGAGCCCAGAAATGGCAACAATGATTAAAGAAGGCGCAACCCTTGAGCAAGTCATGGACGTGCTCGGTGGCACCTTTGGTGGAGCGGTAGCAAAAAACGCTGAAACCGCTGCAGGGAAAATGGCAATCTTTAAGAACTCAATTGCTGAAACTAAAGAAGGAATTGGTGCAGCGTTTTTGCCTGTGCTTGAAGAAGTTTTGCCATACATGCAAAAGTTTGCTGATTGGGCACAAAATAACCCAGAAGTGTTTACTCGAATTGCTATGACCATCGGCGCAATTGCAGCCGCCGTAGTTGCGTTAAACATTGCTTTAGCAACTAACCCTTTTATTTTGGCAACCGCCGCGGTAATTGGTTTGGCTGTTGCGTTCAACAAACTTGTGGATGCCATGAGCGCGATTAACAGCATTGGCGGTCTTGCAGCACGAATCCTTGGCGGACTAGCCATGCCAATTGTCGGCAACGTGGCAAACATTCTTGAAGGATTGCCAAACCTGTCAAACCTGATTCCTGCCGGTACCGAGCCAACACGCCCAGCACCAGGTCGCGCAAGCATTCCTCGAATGGCCGAGGGTGGAATCGTCAGCTCCCCTACTCTTGCCCTGATCGGCGAAGCAGGCCCAGAAGCCGTAGTGCCGTTAGAGCGTCTAAATACTGGCGGGGGAGTGACCATTAACGTCACGGGCGGACTCGCTATCGGCGAAGCAGGCCCAGAAGCCGTAGTGCCGTTAGAGCGTCTAAATACTGGCGGGGGAGTGACCATTAACGTCACGGGCGGACTCGCTACTAGCGCCGAGATCGGTGAGTCGGTTGTTAACGCTTTGCGCGCTTATTCGCGTAGCGCTGGGCCGTTGCAGTTGCAGGTGGCGTAATGCCGGGCACAGCGGTTGTTGATTCAGGCAACTATGACCTAAAGATTGCTACAGGGTTTCAGGTTGACGCGTTTGTGCTTGACGACCCGTTAAAGGGTGTGCTTGACAATACGACTTATGTGCTGGACGGTACGACCGAGTTTGCCGATGTTATGGACTCGACTATCAGCATTAACGTGCGGCGCGGTAGGCGTGACGTGGGCGACCAATTCAGCGCAGGCACCATGTCGTTCATTATCCAAGACGTCTCAGGGATTTTTAATCCGTTCGATCAAAACTCGCCCTATTGGGACACCCCGCAATCTAAGCCTGGGCTTGCCCCATTGCGCGCCGTGCAGCTCATCCGTTACAGCAACACCAATGTGCCCGAATCATTGTTTAGCGGTTATGTCGTCAACTATGACTACAACTTTGCGCTCGGCGGATTGGACACCGTGACTGTGTATTGCGCTGACCAGTTCTATTTACTGGCGCAAACCTATTTAGACGAACTAAACCCCGCTTCAGAGACATCGGGCGAACGCATAGAAACCGTGTTAGACCTGCCAGAGGTTGATTTTCCTGCAGGCTCTCGAAGCATCGCGACAGGCACCGTGAACCTAGGTAGTGGCAGCGCTTACACCGTCCCGGCAGGAACAAACGTGTTGCAATACATTACGCAGATTAACGAGACGGCCGAGTTTGGGCGTGTATTTATGTCGAGGGCTGGCGTGTTTACATTCCAAGAGCGCATAGGCGCCACGCTCAGCGCGCCTGTAGCAGAGTTTAAGGATGACGGCACAGGGTACAAGTTTGACGGAGTAGGCATTTCTTTTGAAGCGGACTCGGTTATTAACCGCGTTGTTGTTACAGGGCTAGACGGCAAAACCGCTACAGCAACCGATTCAGGTTCTATTGCAACGTACTTTATTCAAACAACAAGCATTACAAACAGCCTGCTAAACGAGCAAACAAGCATTGATGACGCTGCCGACTATTTGCTTAACCCAGAACCCGAACCGCGCTACACATCCGTGGCAACCAAATATCTAATGCTGACCACAGCCCAAAAAGACACCTTGGCAACCGTTGATATTGGCGACACAATCAGTATAGAAAAGACATTCCCTAGCGGTGCTGGCACAACTCAATTGGCGCAAGAGTTGTCAGTTGAGGGCATTGAGCATCGTCTGGATTTCAGCACAGGACACAGCATCCTTTACAGCACCGCACCAACCACGATTGTTTTTGAGCTGATTCTTGACGATGCCGTGTATGGCACGATTGACACAACGAATGTTTTAGGATAATTACGCTATGACCGTTCCAAACTTTACCGCTGGCCAAGTTTTGACGGCTGC